AAAGGCAGTGGTAAAGCAGCAACTGCAGGATATGCTTTTTACGAGACAAGATCAGGTTACAATTTTGTATCGTATGACTCATTTGCTAGAAAAGAACCAGTTACAAGAATGGTAGTTGGTCATGACAAATCCGAGTTGGAAGATGAGGAAGATAAGGGAATAACTGGAGTCGATAAAGTTACTATAGAATCAACTATTGATTTGTTCAAAGGAATGAACTATGGTTCGTACTCAAGTAATGTAATGACACTTGATCTAGCAAATATGAAATACGTAGAACATCCATTTAACATCAATAAATATTATGAAGATGTTGATGTTATGAATTCGACAAAACTCCCTCCATTTTACAAGGGTTTTGATAACGAGTTGACACAGACTAGAATCATGTCTAAAATAACAGACTCTGCTCTGTTTACTGAAGGAACATACACACAGGGATTCACAAAGCAACTTTCACAATCCAGTTTAAGGGAAAAAATATTTTACAGTAAAAAAGTGATAGTAGAATTAGTATCAGATTACTCACTAGAAATAGGAGAGGTTGTTCAATTAGACATATACAAAGGAAGTAGTGATAGAAAACAAGACTACAAAAATTCTGGTAGATATGTCGTTGGTAAAGTTGAACGCACATTCAAATCTAGTGATGATAAAATGTCAACTAGATTGACTCTCTTTACTGATTCAGATGGCGAGGAAGTAAACACATGATGAACGAAGGATTTGCTAATTTTATAGGGAAAGACGGATTCAACTGGTGGGTTGGACAGGTAGAAAATGATGGTGGAAAATTTTGGAATGCTGAATTAAAAGATGGTGAAGGTGATTTTGATTATTCTGATACTGACTGGACTAATAAAGTTAAAGTTAGAATTATAGGGTATCATAATCCAAATAGAAAAGAACTACCTACGACAGATTTACCATGGGCACAGGTGTTAATGCCAGCCATATATGGAATGAGATCTGGTATTGGATCAATACAACAACTGCAGATTAATAGTTGGGTTGTGGGATTCTTTATGGATGGTGCATCATCACAGATTCCTATTGTTATGGGTTCTATTGCTGATGAAAACCCAATCAGTTCTTATAGTTCAAAAGGTGGATCTGAATCTGGATATGCTCAGTTGCAGAGTCCAAAGTACAAAGAAAGAGATCATGGTAAAAATGGTAGTGGATCTCCAAACACTGCAAATACTGTTGAGGTTGATGCTAACACTGGACATGATAAGAAAGCAGAGAATAACGATGGACATACAAATGAAGAAGGCACAACTAGCACAAAAAATGAGAGAGGACCTGCAAAAGAAGAGGCAGATAAACAAGCAGTAGCAACAGAAAAACAAAAAGTCACAGTTCAAGTTGGTAATGGTAAGTGTGGAGCAGAAACTGCTACAAAATTAGAAGGTCCTCTTGCCGAATTTATGAAGTTTGCTCGTGGCGTAGAGAAAAATGATGTAGATCAGTTTATTGATAAGATAACTGGTAAGGTTGTTGATATGGACTATGAGATAAACATCATATCACAACGTATACAAAAGAAACTTACAGGACTGACTGCAAATATCAAGGGCGTGGTCATGGAAGAGACCAACAAACTTGTAAAGGATGGACTAGCTGAACTTAGTATTCCTGATCCAGAGTTAGACACTGCTGTTAGGACTCAA